AGATGAAGAACTCAAAGTAATTAAAGATAAAAAGTTTGGTCCATACTTCTTGGTTGTTCGTAGCATGATTGCTTGGGCAAAGAAAGAAGGAATTATGGTAGGTCCAGGTCGTGGTTCTGCTGCTGGATCATTACTATGTTACACATTGGGAATTACAGACATTGACCCAATCAAGCACAAACTTCTGTTCTTTCGTTTTATTAACCCAGACCGTAATGACTTCCCTGATATTGATACTGATATTCAAGATAACCGTCGTGAAGAAGTTAAAGATTATCTTGTTAGACAGTATAAGCATGTTGCGTCTATTGCTACTTTCCTTTCTTTTAAAGACAAGGGTGTAGTTCGAGATGTTGCACGAGTATTAAACATTCCGCTAACAGATGTTAACAAAGTTTTAAAAATGGTTGACACTTGGGAAGACTATTGTAGTTCTAAATCAACAAGAGAGTTTCGTGAGAAATATCCAGAGGTAGAAATTTATGGAGAGCAATTACGTGGTCGCATTAGGGGTACTGGTATTCACGCTGCAGGAGTTGTTACTAGTAAAGATCCAATCTTTAGGTTTGCGCCGATGGAGACTCGTTCTTCTACTGGATCTGACGATAGGATTCCAGTGGTTGCAGTCGATATGGAAGAGGCTGAGCGCATTGGCTTAATTAAGATTGATGCTCTTGGTCTTAAAACATTATCTGTTTTACAAGATGCTATTCAGATTATTAAAGAGCGTGATGGAAAGACTATTGATCCATTAAATATTCCTATGGATGATGCTAATGTATATCAGATGCTTTCTGACGGATATACAAAGGGTGTGTTTCAGTGTGAAGCAGCACCATACACAAACCTACTGGTTAAAATGGGTGTAAAGAACCTTGCCGAGTTAGCAGCATCAAATGCATTAGTTCGTCCAGGTGCTATGAATACAATTGGAAAAGATTATATTGAGCGTAAACATGGTCGTCAAAACATTGGGTATACTCATCAAGTACTAAAAGAATTTACGGAGGAAACCTATGGTTGTATTCTTTACCAGGAACAAGTTATGCAAGCATGCGTATCGCTTGGCGGTATGTCCATGTCGGAAGCGGATAAAGTTAGAAAGATCATTGGAAAGAAGAAGGATGCTAAAGAGTTTGATGTATTCAAAGACAAATTTGTCAATGGTGCTTCTGCCTATATTAGTCCCAATTCGGCTCGTGATCTATGGCATGACTTTGAAGCGCATGCAGGATACTCGTTCAACAAGTCTCATGCGGTTGCTTACTCTACGCTCTCGTATTGGACGGCGTGGCTAAAGTATCATTATCCATTAGAGTTTATGTACTCACTACTAAAAAATGAAAAGGACAAAGATGCACGTACTGAATACCTTATTGAAGCAAAGAGAATGGGGATTAGTGTTAAACTTCCTCACATTAATGATTCGGATATCGACTTTAAAATTGAAGGAAAGGGCATTCGTTTTGGTTTGTCGGGCATTAAGTTCATATCTGACAAAATCGCAGAGAGGTATATTTCTGCTAGACCCTTTAATTCGTATGCTCAGTTGGAAGAGTTCACGTTTACAAAAGGAAATGGTGTCAACTCTAGAGCGCTGCAAGCGCTTCGAGTTATTGGCGCAGCCACATTTAATGACCAACCAAGAAACGAAAACGAAATAAAAGAAAATCTATACGAGTATCTAAATTTACCAGAGTTTAATCTTTCTGTTCCTTCTCACTATCATGCTTGGATTACACAGAATGAAGACTATGAAGAAAAAGGTTCTTTTATTCTTATGGGTATGGTAAAGAGTATTAAGAGGGCCACGGGATGGTCAAGAGTAGAAGTTCTTGACAAGACTGGAAGCGTAGGTATCTTTGATGATGAGAATACTACCATTGAAGCAGGTACATCATATATCATTCTTGCTAATGACAACAGGATTCTTTCTGCTGTCCCTGTTGATCAGATAAAGGGTTCAGATAGTGCTCTTATTAAGTTCTTGAATTATAAGATGCTTCCATACAAAGATGATGACATGTTTGTGGTATCCTTTAAACCAAGGATTACAAAAACAGGAAAGAAGATGGCTTCACTTACACTTGCAGATTCTTCAAGGGATTTGCACTCAGTCACCGTATTCCCTACAACGTTTGCCAAAGCGTATATGAAACTTGAAGAAGGACATGTATATAAGTTTAGTTTTGGAAAGACTAAGGATGGCACAGTAATATTGGAGGATATCAATGCTTGATGATTTGTCTATAAAGTTACATGAAGTTGCAGTAGAAAAAGGTTTTTGGCCTGAAGAGGTTGATGACATTTTTATTGCTAAGCAGTGCATGATGATTGTTTCAGAAGTAACAGAAGTAATGGAAGCAATTAGAAAAGATAAGGGCGAAGAAGAAATAACAAAAGAGGTTGCTGATATTTTGATTCGTACTCTTGATCTATACGCAGGCTTGGTTGAGGCAGGGTATACTAAGTTATCACTTGATTATGCACTAAAAGAAAAAACACAATTTAATAAAACTAGACCAGAGAAGCATGGGGTAAGATTTTAATGTCAGTCACAGTAGAAGAAGCAATGGCACAATTAGATCCAAAATTAAGAAAGAAGTTAGGCACTGGAGTTGGTGTTAACTATGAGTACCAACCTACTCCAAGTTATGGCTTAAACCGTGCTCTGGGGGGTGGGCTTCCATATGGTAGACAAGTACTCATCTGGGGTTCAAAGTCGTCTGCAAAGTCCTCTATGTGCCTTCAAATGATTGCTCTAGCACAAGCAGAAGGAAAGTTGTGTGCATGGATTGATTCAGAAATGTCATACTCAGAAGACTGGGCCAGAACTCTTGGGGTAGATCCAGAAAAACTAATCTACTCACAAGCAAGAACTATTAGTGATATGGTAGATGTTGGCGTTGGATTAATGAATGCTGGTGTTGACTTAATTGTGGTAGACTCTATTACATCAATGCTTCCCGCAATCTATTTTGAAAAAGATACAGATGAAATGAAAGCATTGGAAAACACCAAACAGATTGGAGCCGAATCCCGTGACTTTAGTAACGCATGGAAAATGCTTAACTATGCAAACAATAAAGTTAAGCCAACTCTGCTTGTTCTTATTTCTCAGTCTCGTAACAATATCAATGCTATGTATACTAGCCAGCAGCCTTCTGGTGGTCAGGCTACTAAGTTTTATTCCTCATGTATTGTTAAACTCTTTTCTTCAGAGTCAGACAATCAAGCGATTAAAGGCAAGATCAAGGTAGGAGATAAGTTAATTGAAGAAAAAGTTGGAAGAACTATTCGTTGGGAATTACAGTTCTCTAAAACCTCTCCAGGGTTCCAGTCTGGTGAGTATGATTTTTATTTTAGAGGTGACGATATTGGTCTTGATACCATTGGCGATTTGGTTACTACCGCAGAACTAAATGGTATTGTAGAACGAACTGGTGCTTGGTACATCCTACCTGACGGATCAAAAGTTCAGGGCAAAGAAGCATTTATTAATCGTGTTAGAGAGGATCTTGACTTGCAAGAATCAATCAAGTCTAAGTTAAATGGCTAGTTATACAGTTTATACTGGAAAGTTTGTTTGCCATGAGTGCAAGGCAGAAGTTAAATCTTTAAGGCTTTATGCTGAGACAAAGACAATGACTTGGATGTGCCCAGCAAAACATTTAAGCACAGTCAAGTTTGGTAAGCAGAAATGGAAGGGCAATGACAGAGAAGAGTGAGTCCAAGAGGATAGGTGCTAAGCAGCACAAGAACTCTGGTCGTAATACTCAAAAGGGAGATGCTTCCTGGAAAAACTTTGTCGTAGACTTTAAAGAAGTTGGAAAGTCTTTTACATTAAACAAAGAGGTTTGGGCAAAGGCTACAACCGATGCCATGAAGAACGGCAAGGATCCAGCCATAGTAGTCGTAATGGGCGAGGGCAACTCTAAAGTAAGACTTGCTATAATTGAGATGAGTATATTAGAAGATCTAGTGGAGGAATGATGGAACAACAGGTAACAACAATAGACATGATAAACGGCTTGGCAGAAATTGCTGACTATATGGAGGACGAAGAACTTACTACAGCCCTTACAATGATTGCTAAGTTAATTATTAAACCAGACATTCCAATCAATGTCGCCCATGTTGAAATTGTAAGACTTCAGGCAATCGCTGCTAAGATGGCTTTTAAAGCAACTTGGATGGCAAATGTTGATAAGTCAGATCGTGGAAAGAAGAATCTTTACTACACGGCAGCAGAGTCGTTAAACAATTTAGTATCTGCGTTAAAGTATATTACACGCTAATATGCTATACTTATACTAATAGAAACGAGCATAAAAATGACAAAAAGTTTATTACAGCAGGTTATGATAAAGCAAGAGAAGGCTTCAGTCCATCCAATAGATGTTGCTGGACTAACTGAAAAAATTCAGTCTGGCTATACTGTTAATCGAGTTGACAAACACACACAAAAGAAAACGTTTGCACCTTCAACAATTGCATATGGTCACGGAGAATGTCCAAGATATTGGTACCTAGCCTTCGATGGCCAAAACTTTCAAGATGATGCAACACCATTTAGCGCTGCAAACATGACTGCAGGAACTAAATCTCACGAAAGAATCCAAGAAGCAATGGGTAATGTTCCAGACTTCCTTGTTGATTCAGAATTTAAAATTACTCATAATGATCCACCAATCTTTGGGTATGGGGATGTTATTGTTAATTGGCAGGGAGAAGAACTCCTTGGTGAAATTAAGACAATGATGAATGAAGGTTTTGAATATCGAAAGGCTCATTTAAAGCCTAAGACTGGGCACCTAGTTCAACTCTTAATCTACATGAAAATATTAAAGAAAGCCAAGGCAGTTCTAATCTATGAGAATAAAAATAATCATGAGATTTTAGTTTTGCCAGTAGAAGTAAATGATTATTATCGTCGGTGGGTAGACCAGACGTTTGAATGGATGAGATCAGTTCGTAAGGCTTGGGTCGACAGAACCCTACCTGAAAAGAACTATCGATCCAATTCAAAGATTTGCAAATCATGTCCAATTAAACAGGCATGTGCAGACGCTGGCCCAGGAGTCTTTAAAATAAAGTCCATGGAGCCTATAGATGAAGCATTGTCAATGGTGTGATAACGTATTCACAACAGAAATAAAATACCAGATCTACTGTTCACAAGAATGTAGAGAAGGTGCAACAAAAGAAAAAATTGCTGCACGGTACATAGTTGAAAGACGTCAAAAAAGAATAGGCAAAGAGAGAAAATGCAAATGTTGCGATGAATTGTTGTCTATATATAATGACGAAAGTCTTTGTGTAAAGTGTAACATTAATCCAAAAGATGTAACAAAAGCATTAAAAGAAATTAAGGATAACTTAAAGTGAAACTAGCAGAGGCAATAGGGACTAAGGCTCCAAAAACTATTTGTGCTATAGACGCAAGCACCAATAGCCTTGCCTTTGCTTTGTTTGACACACAAGAAAAAACCTTGATTACAATTGGTAAAATAAACTTTGAGGGAAAAGACACATATCAAAAAGTGATGGATGCTGGTAAAAAAGTAAAAGCATTTTTTGATATCTATGGTGGTTTTGAGGCAATAGTAATTGAGCACACAGTATTTATGAATAGCCCTAAGACTGCTGCAGACCTTGCTCTAGTCCAAGGGGCCATACTTGGATCTGCAGGGCAGACTGGAACAAAGGTTATTGGCAAGGTCTCTCCTATTACTTGGCAAAACTATATTGGTAATAAAAAGATTTCTAAGGATGAAAAGTTTTACATTAAAGCACAAAACCCAGGAAAGTCTGACTCATGGCTAAAGACCTATGAAAGAAACCTTCGCAAAGAAAGAACAATTAAGTTTATTAATGTTCAATACGACAGAACTATTACTGATAATGATGTGGCAGATGCTTGTGGTATTGGGCACTGGGCTATGAAAAATTGGGGTAAAGCAATTGGAACAGAATAGCAGCCCTACTCAGTTAAAGGCACACGCAATGATTGAACATCTTATCTTACAGAATGCTGTAGAAATGTCAGGGATTGACAGTAAGACTGGTGAAATGCTATACTATATTACAGATAAACTAAAGACTGTAAACCCAAAACTATATAGAGAACTAAAGGGAGACTTTGAAAGAAGGATGTTTGAGATAATTGATAAAGGTCCTGAATCAATGCAATGGAAGTTTAATGCGGAGTTCTTTGATGAGTAAACTATACACTAATGAACTTTGGCTAAAGAAAAGGTTTCATCTTGACAAGAAAACTCCTGATGAGATTGCAAAAGAGTGTGGAGTTACAGTAGAAACTATTTATGTATATCTGGCAAAATTTGGATTAAGGAGATCAAAGAGATGAAAAAATTAAAGATATCATTAGCACTGGCTGTACTGGCAAGTGCGGTTGGAGTTAGTTATGCTCTATTTACACTAAGAGGAATGCCAGATACGTTTGATTGGGAAGAGGATGAAGATGAGTGATAACCTAAATATTACGGTTGACCAAGTAAATCATCCTGTTCATTACACTACAGATCCTTCTGGTGTTGAGTGTATTCAGATTACTCGTCATAGAAATTTTAATATTGGGAATGCCTTTAAGTACCTTTGGAGAGCGGGACTTAAAGATGAGTCCAAGACTATTCAAGACCTTGAGAAAGCAATCTTTTATATCAAAGATGAAATTAATAGACTAGAGGGAAAGTATGTCAATTGAAGAAGACTTGGTTAAACACCAAGATCAGATTAATAATGTTGTAGAAGAATATTTAAAAGGTAATGACCCTACACAGATCTCTAAAGATCTTGCTATACCAAGACAAAGAGTTGTTGCTTACATTGATGAGTGGAAGGTAAGTGCTTCTAACAATGCAGCAATCCGTGCTCGTGCTAAGGAGGCCTTGTCAGGCGCAGATGCCCACTACAGCAAATTGATTTCAAGATCTTACGAGGTTATGGATGAAGCATCTATGACTAATAATCTTAGTGCAAAGACTGCTGCAATTAAACTGGTTATGGATATTGAGTCTAAAAGAATTGATATGCTACAAAAGGCTGGACTGCTTGAGAATAAAGAATTAGCAGAAGAGATGATGGAGATTGAGAATCGTCAGGAAGTTTTGATTGCAATTCTTAGAGATATTGCTTCTGAATATCCACAGGTTCGTGATGAGATCATGAGAAGACTTTCTACTATATCAAAAGAAAATGAAGTTATAACGGTAATAGCAGATGTATGATGAGTTTTTAGAAGTCCTTAAGGATAATAACTTTAGAGAGACTCCAGTAAATGCTAAGGAGTTTGTTGAAGGTGAAGCATACTTAGGTCAGCCCCCATTATCACAAGTACAGTATGACATTGTAGAAGCAATGAGTCAAATCTATAGACAAGAAGATCTGGTTGATTTGATGGGCACAGAAGACGGAACCCGTTACTATAAAAAATATACTAAGAATGAGATTATCCTGCAACTTGGCAAGGGATCTGGAAAAGACTTCGTATCAACAGTAGCCTGTGCATATATAGTATATAAACTATTGTGCTTAAAGGAGCCAGCAAGATACTACGGAAAGCCTTCTGGAGACGCTATTGATATTATTAACGTTGCGATTAACGCCCAACAAGCAAAGAACGTTTTCTTTAAAGGTTTTAAAAACAAGATTGAAAACTCACCTTGGTTTGCTGGTAAATATAACTCTAAGGCTGAGAGTATTGAGTTTGAGCATGCTATTACTGTTTACTCTGGTCACTCAGAAAGAGAATCACACGAAGGATTAAACCTTTTAGTAGCAGTCCTTGATGAGATCTCTGGCTTTGCCCAAGATGTTGGAACTGGAAATGACCAAGGAAAAACTGCTGATAATATCTATAAGGCTTTCCGTGCATCAGTTGATTCTCGTTTCCCTGATCTTGGTAAGGTTGCATTGCTTTCCTTCCCCCGTTATCCTGGAGACTTTATTTCACAGAAGTATGATGATGTTATTGCAGATAAAGAAGTTATAACAAAGACTCATAAGTTTACTATGAATCCAGATTTACCAGAAGGAGCAGAAGGAAACTATTTAGAAATTTCCTGGGATGAAGATACAATTCTTTCATACAAATATCCAGGAGTATTTGCATTAAAGAGACCAACCTGGGTAGTAAATCCAACTAGATCAGTAGATGATTTTAAGATTTCATTCTTCACAGACCTTGGAGATGCAATGCAAAGATTTGCTTGCGTACCAACTTATTCTACAGATGCATTCTTTAAGCAAATAGAAAAAGTCAGATCATGTATGACACTGAGAAACCCACTAGACAATCATAGAAGGTTTGATGAAACCTTTAAACCAGATCCAAACAAAATTTATTATGTTCACGCAGACCTTGCACAAAAACACGATAAATGTGCTGTTGCTATTGCTCACGTAGATAAGTGGGTAAATATACAGGTCATTAATAACTATGAACAAGTAGCACCTATTGTAGTAGTAGATGCAGTAGCATGGTGGGAACCAAAGATTGAAGGCCCAGTAAATCTTTCAGAAGTAAAACAATGGATCCAAAACCTTAGAAGACTAGGGTTTAATTTAGGAATGGTTTCCTTTGACCGTTGGCAATCTTTTGACATTCAAAATGAATTAAAGCAGGTAGGAATAAGAACTGATACTGTTTCTGTTGCAAAGAAGCACTATGAGGATATGGCTATGCTTGTGTATGAGGAAAGAGTTGCTATGCCAGCGATTGATTTATTATTTGAAGAACTAACAGAGTTAAAAATAATGAAAGGCAATAGAGTTGACCACCCAAGAAAATCTTCTAAGGACTTAGCAGATGCCGTGTGTGGAGCAATATTTGGGGCAATATCACATACCCCAAAGGATAATAACACTGAAGTGGAGATTCATACTTTTAGGGATAAGCCCAGAGTTGACAACCCCTTCACCAATGTGATAGAATATAAACCTATGCCAAATGATGTAAAAGATTATTTGGATAGATTCAATCTACTATAAGAAAAGGAACAAAATGAATTCATTTAAGAAAATCTCAATTGCTACTGCTGCAGCCCTAGCAATCGTTGGACTTTCTGTAGCACCATCTTCGGCAGCACCACTAGCCGTAACGGTTGCAACAGCGACTAACGCAACTACATCAGCAGCACCAGCAACAGTAGCAGTTCCATCAAGTAATGTTATTACTTCTGGAAACACTATTGCTCTTGCAGCAACAGCAGACACAGGTACAAATGTTACCTTTACTGCTTCATCAACTGTAAAGTTGGTAACAGCACTTAACACAACAGATGCACCAAAGACAGTCGCATCAGGTGTTTCAACAGTTACAATTGCTTCTGCTGGATCAGCAGTAACAGTTTATGCTTACACAACTACAACAGCAGTTGGTTCAGTAACCATCACTAATGGTTCATACTCAACAATTGTTTACATCTCAGGTACTGCTGGAGCAGCATACAACCTAGCACTAACAGTTCCTTCTGCAACAGCAGTTGGCACAGTGCCTACAATTGCTCTAGTAACAACAGATGTATTCGGAAACTCAGTTTCAGATACAGCAACAGTAACCTTAATTGGTTCAACATTTGCTGATGGTTCTGTCACCAAGTCACTAACTACAGCAACAGCAACAAACACTTCAACTGGAGCAGTTCTTGGAACTGTAACAGCAGCCCTAGCAACATCAGTTGCTGGTGAAGTCACAGTAGTTGCAACAGGCCTTGCATCAGTAACAGCCGTAACTGGTCTTGCTGCTCCTGTAAAGTCTGTCATTGCTAAGTTCACAGTTTCTGATCTTTCAGGAATTATTGCAGGACTTAAGTCAGACCTTGCAGTTGCTAACGCAACTAACGCAGCACATGTTGCAGACAAGTCAGCACTAGCAGCAGCAGTTGCTGCATCAAACAAGGCAAGAGATGATTTCTCAACTGCCCTTGCAAGCGCAAATGTTCAGATTGCTAAGGCTCTTACTGAAGCAGCAGATGCTAAGAAGGCAAGCGATTCAGCAATCAAGGCTCTTACAGAAGCAAACGCTGCTACAGAAAAGATCCTTGCTGATCTTAAGGTAGAACTTGCAGCAAGCAAGGCAGATCTTGCAGCATCTAATAAGTTGTTTGATGCACTAAAGGCTTCATCTGCTAAGGCACTTGCTGATCTAAAGGCTTCTTCTGATAAGG